ATTGTAAAGGTAGGGAGACAGACCATTCGAAACTGGTCCTCTTTGGAGACAAAGGGGGAAAGACAAGGGTGGTCGCGCTAGTAGACATACTATCGCAGAGTTTCCTTAAAACGGTACACCAAAGGTGCATATCAGTTCTTTCTGATCTCGATCAGGATAGTACCTTTGATCAAGACAGTGCACGTCGTTGAATTCAAGAGATGTCTAGGCTTATGAAGCCTTTAGCATCAATTGATTTAACGGCCGCAACTGACAGGATGCCAGCGCTTCTCCAAGCGTTTGTACTCTGACATTTGGGTGTTCTAACGTTTACCCAAACGTTAGGATGGTACATTGTCTCGACGCGTAGGGATTTCGTCGTAATTATCGACGGAAAACCGACTTACGTGAGATACACTGTTGGACAACCTATGGGGTCGCTTTCGAGTTGGCCAGTTATGGCCCTTACTCATCATTGACTCGTAAGGTTGGCATTCGCGATAGCTTATCCGATGCACAATTATCATTGGATAAAAAGGACATTATACCGAGTATTAGGTGATGACCTAAGTTTAATCGGTTTCAATGTTGCTAAGGTGTACATTGAGTTAATTCATTGCTTCGGTATGGATTATTCAGTGGACAAAACCTACATTAAGGAGGGTTCTGCAGAATTTGCCAAAAGTTTATTTTGCAAGGGTGAAGAAATTACTCCCTTCCCCTGAAGCCTTCTTGTGTTCGACCATAAAACAGTGGTAACGAACGTATTAGCTTTATTGCATGAGTGTAAGAGACGTAAAATACCTCTTACTGCTGCATTTTTGACGGGTATGTACCCTAAGAAATGACGCAAGCTCGTGTTATTAGCCGCGTTGTCACCGTCAGCTCCAAGCTACTCACTAGACTTACGACCTAGGAGAGAGTTTGGAGTCTTAACGACCTTTCTCTATGCTGAAAAGATTGCATACTTCTCAAAGTTAACCACTTTGAGAGATAGTGTGCATCTTTTCGTAGCTAGAGATCCAGGATCATCTGGAAGATGGCTTTCGCCATTCTTACAGATCTCAAAACGTAACAGTGCAAATTACGTAGTGAACACCTTAGAAGACTTAAAACGTCTTCGTGATCCAAAGGTGTATCTTGGATATGGTTGAATCTCCTTTTGTACGCTTTGTTGACCTAATGGTTTACCACCAATAGGTAGCGACAAGTTGATTCCGGGTCCGACTTGACAAGATAAGGTAGATAGTAAAATCTACCGCTCGAGTCTTATCAGGTTAAACAGGCTAATGCCTGGTTACTTCTACACTCGTTGTAGTAGTCTTCAGGTAGGCGATTTG